AGTTTTAAAATCACGCTTCGGACGTGATGGCGTTGTATTCGAAGATTGTACTTTCGATAATGGAAAAGTATACATCGACACGGAAACCTCACAATCTTTTTTAGGTTACGAAAAGAAGATTGAAGAAAAGAAGGTTACAAACACTCGTGAAAGAATACAGAAAGCTAAAGAACTACAACAAAAAAATTAATAAGTATTTTAAACAATTAAAAATGGAGAACAATCAAATAATGGATGTAAAATATAAAATCGATACCAAGTTTGTAGATGATTTTAGTAAAGAAATTTATGAACAAACATATCGATATGGCGAAGAAGATATTAATGGGACACAACTTCGTGTAGCTAAAGATTTAGCATCAATAGAACAAGATCCAATTCATTGGACACAAGAATTTCTATGGGCACTTGAAGACTTTAAATTTGTTCCTGGTGGTAGAATTACTTCTAACGCCGGAACTGGGTTAAAAGGTACAACTTATATAAACTGTTTTGTAGATGGTTTTATGGGTGAAGATCAAGATTCTATGGAAGGTATTCTTGACGCACTTAGAAGACAGGCATTAATTCTTAAATCAGAAGGTGGTTATGGATTTTGTGCTGACGTAATGAGACCAAGAGGTTCTTTTATCGGTGGTATCGGTAATGAATCACCTGGATCAGTAAGAATGTTGGATATGTGGGATACACAATCAGCTGTAATTACAGAAGGTAGCGGTAGTAAAACAAAAAAGAAAAAAGCTAAAGTTAAAATTCGTAAGGGAGCACAAATGGTGACTATGTCTGTTTGGCATCCAGATGTTGAAGAATATATTACAGCAAAACAAACACCAGGTCGTTTAACTAAATTTAATATGTCAGTTTTAATTACTGATGATTTTATGGAGGCAGTAGAGAAAAATCAACCTTGGAGTTTAGAGTTTCCTGATTATGAAACACATTCTGATGGTTATAAAAAGGACTGGGATGGTAATATGAAGAAGTGGAAAGCCCTTGGATATGGTACTATTGTATATAAAACATATGAGAATGCTAATCAACTTTGGGATGTTATTATGACATCGACATATAACAGAAATGAACCAGGAGTTCTTTTTTCTGATACGATGAATAAATTAAACAACCTTCATTACTGTGAATATATTAACGCAACAAATCCTTGTGGAGAACAAATTCTTCCAATTGGTGGTGTTTGTTTATTGGGTTCAATTAACTTAACACAGTTTGTAGATTTTGATGAAAAAGATTGGAACTACGAAAAATTAGGTAAACTTATACCAATTGCGGTTCGTTTAATGGATAACGTAAATGATAAAACGTATGTTCCGTTACCAACACAAAAAGAGGGTTTAAAGAATAAAAGAAGAATTGGTTTAGGATTTTTAGGTTATGGTTCAGCTCTTATGATGTTAAAAGTTAGATACGGGTCTGAAGAGGCTCTTAATTTAACAGAAAAACTTATGAGTTTCCTTTCTAATAAAGCTTACCAAGCTTCAGCTCTTATCGCATCAGAAAAAGGAGCATTCCCACTATATGATGAAGAACAATATTTGGGTTCTAAATTCATTACTGAATCTCTTTCTGAAGAGACTAAGTCTATGATTAGAAAATATGGTATTCGTAACTCACACTTATTATCTATTCAACCTACAGGAAATTCTTCTGTATTTGCTAACAACGTTAGTGGTGGATTAGAACCGTTATTTATGCCTCAATACATTAGAACAACTATTATGCCTTACGCCCCAGAAGGTTTAGACAAACCTAAAAATATTGATTGGGAAAATAAGACATATGACTCAACAACTACTTGGTCTTGGATTAAAGAAGGTGATGAAAATCTTATGAGAACTGAGTTTGACGGTTATGTTTGGAAATTTGATAAATCTAGAGGTTTATTAAGAGAAAATGTTGTTAAAGATTATGCTGTTCGTTTCTTAGAATCTAAAAACGAATGGAATCCTAAAGCAACTTGGGCCGCAACAACAACTGAACTTAATATTGACGAACACGTTGATACTATGGCGATTATGTCAAAATACATAGATAGTGCCATGTCAAAGACTATTAATTTACCTAATGAATATCCTTTTGAGGACTTCAAAAGGTTATATATGTCAATGTATAAAACTGGAACTATTAAAGGTGGAACAACATATAGAGCTGGAACAATGACTGTGGTTCTTGCTGAGAAATCAAGTTCAGAAACTGGTGATGAAAATAGAATTCCTAAAACAAACGCACCAAAAAGACCTAAAACATTAAATTGTGATGTTCATCACTTAACTGTTTCTGGTGATAAATGGATTGTATTGGTTGGATTATTAGGTGAAGACCCTTATGAGATTTTTGCTTTTAAAAAGAAGAACATTAATCTTTCTGAGAAAATTAAACATGGTAAGTTAACTAAGATTAGAAAAGGAAAATATGACCTTGAACTTGATGGGTTTACACTTGAAGATTTAAAAGAACTTTTTGAATCTGATGAACAAGAAGCTTTAACAAGAATGATCTCAACGTCATTACGTCACGGAGCTAATATTGATTTCATCTATGAACAACTTATGAAATCAGAAGGTACTATTGTATCATTTTCTAAAGCAATTGCTAGAACTCTTAAAAAATATTTAAAGGATGAGGATTTCTCTACACTTAGTTGTGAGAATTGTGACTCACCCGATGGTATGATGATGCAAGAGGGATGTTACAAATGTAAGGATTGTGGATACTCTAAATGTGGTTAAAATTAAACCCTCGTAACTCGAGGGTTTTTTTATGCTTATACTTTACACTTTAGATTTTATTTTTTGATGGTAAATTTCATAAATAGATATTTATAAGAAAAGAAAATGGCTAAACAATTCATAAATATACAATTCCCCTTTCAAGACGATCCTGAAGGTAAGTTTTTAAGGATGAATGATGATTCTAAAAAAGCAATAAAGTCCGATTTAGTTCATTTATTGTTAACTAATAAGGGTGAGAGACTATATATGCCTGATTTTGGGGCTAACCTAAGAAGATATCTTTTTGAACCTAACGATGAAAAATCCACTGACGGTATTAAAAATGAAATAAGTGAGGCAGTTAGAAAATTTCTCCCAAATTTAACTATTTCAGAATTAACAACAGCACCAGTAGAAGATAATGAACATGCTGTTATGGTAAGAATAGATTATATCGTAACAACAGGGGCTTTCCAATCTTCAGATTTCGTAACACTACAACTATAAAAAAAACAAACTATGGCAGAGAAAAAAATTAATTATTTCGCTCGAAATTTCGCAGATGTTAAAAGTGAACTTATAACCTATGTTAAACATTTCTACCCAGAATTGTATCAAGATTTTAATGATGCATCAGTTGGTACTATGTTAATCGAGTTAAATGCGGCCGTATCTGATATGTTATCATATCATACGGATAGAATGTTTACTGAAACCCAGATTGATTACGCTCAAGAAAGAAGGTCTGTGATGAATATTGCTAGAACATTGGGATTGAAGATACCAGGTAAGAGGTCTTCGATAACTTTAGTGGACTTTTCCGTTACGGTTCCAGTGTTTGGAGATACATTTGACGTAAGATATGCACCCATAATAAAATATGGGGCTCAAGTTGCTGGGGCTGGTCAAACTTTCGAAACATTGGACGATATTGACTTTTCATCAGCTTTTAGTACTGGAGGCATCCCTAATAGACTTATCATACCAAATATTGATGCTAATAATACAATAGTTAATTACACTCTTGTTAAAAGAGAACTTGTAAGTAATGGTATTACTAAAATATTTAAAAAAGTTTTAACAACTAACGATGCAGTACCATTTTTAGAGGTTATTTTACCAGATAATAATGTGGTATCAATAGAACAGGCCATAACAAAAGATGGTACCACATTCACTTCAAACCCTACAACTGCCGAATTCATGGATAACAATCTGAGATGGTGGGAAGTTGATTCATTAGCCGAAGACAAAATTTTTGTTAATGATCCAACAAGAAGTACTGACAACACAGGTATTAAACCTGGTAAATGGATTTCTATTAATAGAAAAATTGTTAAAGAATATACCGATACTGGGTTTTGTAAAATGACCTTTGGTTCAGGATTTTCTGATAAACAATCATTAGAATCTTTTACAACAAATCAGTATGTATTACAAATATCCAATTTTTTTAACAGTACAGCATTAGGTGAAATTCCAAAACCAAACTCCACATTATTTGTGAGATATCGTGTTGGTGGAGGAACTACAGCTAATATTGGTAGTAACACAATTAATAGTGTTGGGTTTGTTGATATGATTGTTAACGGGCCAACTCCAGCAAATAATCAGTTTGTTATCGGTTCATTAAGGGTCAATAACCCAATTCCATCTTTTGGTGGAGCTAATGAGCCAACAATAGATGAGATACGTTGGATAACTAAATACAATTTTGCGTCACAAAATAGAGCCGTAACTTTAAAAGATTATTTAGCTCAAATATTCAAAATGCCAGGTGAATTTGGTGTTCCTTTTAGAATGCAAGTGGGTGAAAAACAAAATAAAGTTGAGTTCGCTATCTTAGGATTAGACTCCTCTGGTAAATTGAATAACTCATCAACTAACACCTTAAAAGAAAATATGGCAAGTTGGTTGGCTGATTATCGAATGATTAATGATTATGTTTTAGTTAGAGACGGTAGAATAATTAATTTAGCTTTTGATATAGATGTTTTTACTGATAAAGCATTTAACCAAGGAGAAATTGTTAATAATATCATTAATACCGTAAAGGCTTATTTTGATATTAACAAATGGCAAATGGGTCAAAACATTTATTTGGCTCAATTAATTGAGGCGATAAATAATGTGTCGGGTGTTCTCAATGTTGTGGATATTAAAGTCTATAACAAAGTTGGTGGTAACTATTCAAATAACGCAACATCACAAGCTTATCTTAATAATGAAACAAGGGAGATAGATTTAACATCAGACTATGCATTATTTGGTGAATATGATACAATGTTCGAAATAAAACAACCACAATCAGATATTAGAATTAGAACAAAATCTTAAGCCTTAATGGACAGAAATTATGTTAAACAGATTATTGGTAACAAAAGGTACAAATTAGCGACCAATACTAATACTAACTTACAATTACATTTAGAGGAGAAAACCAAACCTCTAACTGAGTATGATCTGATTGATATAGTTAATTTACAAAATTTATTTGAGGATGAGAGAGCAAAAGCAACAAACTATAGATTTAATGGAAAATTAAATATCTATACTTCAAATGTCCTTTCAACTGGAGCCACTAGTTCAACATGGGATCCTTTATTCTACGGAACACCAGCTGTAGCTCCAAATAATTGGGTTATGCAAATGACATACCCGTCATCAATGGATTTTAATTACCCAATACAAGCTAGAACATCTTCAGGATCAATTTCAACTAACGCATACAGAGGTTTACAATACGAAGCATTGGGTAATACAATAGTTAATGGTGACACTAAATTAACAGTGGTTGGTATACAAAGGCATAATCTAAGTGCTGGTGAATTCATTTATTTATATAGTAATTTATCTTATAATCCATTACAGGGAATTCATCAAATAGGTACGTTGGGTATTAATGGAGATAACACTAAAACAGATATCACACTAGATACAATCATTAACTCAACACCAGCTGGTATGGGTAATTTTGTAAGATTGGTTGATGTGTCTTTTAACGATATAAACTTTGATAACCCATCGTTAATCAATATTATGACAACAACAGATATCAGTGGTAACACTACTGGTTCTTTTTCACCAGGTGAAACAATATATACAACAGTAACATCAACCACACCACACGATTTATTAATTAATGATTTTGTGGATATAAGAACGGGTAGTGTGAATATTTTGAATGGTGTTTGGAGGGTTTACAATATTATTAGTACAACAAAGTTTGTTATTAGACTAGCATCGTCATTAATAAAAGGGACAAATATAAACTTCTCCACCCCATTACCTAACTGGAGAAGGTTAGATGCAACACCTTCTGAATATTATACTAGAAATTTTGAGGTTTTAACATCAAACGATTATGATGTTTATAAATGTGCATTTAGTGTAAATACATATTCCGATGTCTCTGATCCAACATTATCTACAGCAAATGATATTTGGTCATTTCAGTTTAATCAAGATGTAAGTGTTAAAAGAATCCGTGACAACAGAAACGGTCCTATCTCAGAAATGTATTATACTTTAACAAAGAGATCTGGTCAAAATCCATATAATTGGTCACATGTTACCGCTGACTGGGACTTTAATTTTGAAACTTCAGACACTTCTAACGGTTTAGAGTGGATATCAGTAAATACACCATCAAATATTGGTACTATTGAAAAATATTCAGCAATGACAGAAACCATAGACAGTAATGGTGAGGTTGTGGTAATTAGCGGTAGTAAATATATTGGTGATTTTATTGAATATAACAGTAAAGAAATACAAGAAATTACAATAGCTGAGATAATCCATAGGTTCGGATTAAATTCCAATCCAAATGGTGAAGGTTATTATTATAAACCATTTAAGAAATTACAATTAAGAAAATACTCTACGGTAATTGAGACTGCTGCAGCGGATGAACTTATTATAGACGTACCAGAAAATTTTGTTACATATGCAGATGGGTCTATAGCTTGGAGAGATCTACTTACAATTGGGTATTTTGAGGAGGAAGTTAATGGTGTAGATTATCCATTTGTTAATGGGGTACATTACTTCTATTTTAATCATAATCTATTTATTAGAAGACAACTTCCACCAGTATTAATTGATCAAACTGACGTTAAAGTTAAAATAAATTTAGAAGAAAAATGTTAATAAAATATCAAATAAGGAACAATTTCCAATCACTAACAGGTCAAACATATACTGTTAGTGGAGGTACTGATGGTGGTTTATATAAATCACTAACAATACCTATTAGTATGGAATTTTTCCCTGTAGATTATGGAGATGATTTACAAGATATTGTTATTGAGGAGAGAAAAAAGGCGATAAATCCTACGTTTGATGCTGAAACAACAAGATATAAGTACGCTAATGATTTGGCTAATTTAGGTAAGGGAATGATGATGCAATTTAGATTTTGGGACGCATCTGCTTCCACATTTAGTACTTCATATATACCAGCTGGATTTGATAATTTAGACATTAGTAAACGAAGGAATGGATTTAAAAAAAGTTTCTTCAGACTAAACTTCTTCAATTCAAATAGCGCAGACACAAGTAGTTTACTCTTTACAGAGGATATAGATGTTGATGATACAACACAACCAATGATGCCTTTTAATAGGTTATATTGGTTAAGAAATGATGAGTATTTTGTTAAAAACAATAATAATAGAATTGTTTATATGAACGCAACATTTTTTAACGCTAAAACAGGTAAGATACAAAGATTTATAAACACACCAACATCAATTACATCACCATTAACTATTACACAATATAGTGATATTCCTAATAGAGAGTGGAGAACTAGTGCTGTTGAATTAATTAACCCTAAATTAAATAATGGTGAGTTTAATTTTAGGCCTTATGTTCCTTTTGGGGCAAATACTTTAACAACGATAACACTTTCTGAATTTATAATGATATAAGTGGAAGTATATAAAAGACAATATGGTTATGAAGATTTTGGTAGAACTAACACCTTAGTTATTACTGCCACAACTTTAAACTTTCCTTTCTTCCTAAAACAAAGTTTTGAGGATATGGGTATCTATACAGATACTGAAAATCCTGTATTTGAGGTTATAGATTTAAAAGGTATTTGGAATACATCTAATGATGGTTCTGGACAAAAACCTTGTTTAAATTTAAATAATTGTAATGTGGCAATTACCGAAACACCAATATCATTTTTTGGAAATAATAATGGGGGTTTATCCGCTGTTGTTTCTACATGCCCAACCCCACAAACAGTTCAATGGTCTGGGCCTAATGGATATACATCAACTAACTTAAATATTAGTGGGTTAATATCTGGTAATTATAGTTTAAAAATAACAGATGCTAGTTGTGATGTCACATATGTGTCTTATTTCTTACAACAACCACAAGGTTTGAGTTTCAATGTATCAACAACCAACTCACAAATTAATGATGTAAACGGAACATGTAATGGTTCCGCAAGTGTTAATGTTCAAGGTGGACAACCACCTTATACTTATTCGTGGTATTCAGGTACAACATCATTTGGAACGACTTCTGGTTTAACTAATTTATGTGCTGGGTTATATACAGTTATGATTACTGATGCTAGTGGAACGATTGTTTCATCTATTTTTAACATTACCGAACCTTCAGTATTATCTGGTTCTGTTATTACAACTACTAATATCGCTTGTAACGGTGGTAGCACTGGTAGTATTACAGTATTAGGCCAAGGCGGATATCTTACAACAGGATACACATATAACATGACTGGACCTGTTACTGCATCAAACACAACTGGTAATTTTATTAATTTACCAGCTGGTTCATACACAGTACAGATTAGTGATAACGCAGTATCAACATTTAATTTACCTGTTGTATTAACACAACCATTGAATGTTTCATCTAGTTTAAGTGTACCATCTTCATCTATTATTGGTTGTTTTGGTAGTGCTTCTGGTAGTTTAACCGTTTACCCAACAGGTGGTAATGGTATTTACAATGTACAATTGGTTCAAACAGCACCAACATCTGGTATAATTAACACATTTAGTACCCCACCATACACATTTACTGATTTAGATGTTGGTAATTACACTGTTAATATATGGGATAGTACAAATTGTTACGCAACACCAGCAACTTTCACATTTACACAAAGACCATTACTTAATATTTCTTATACACAACCTACCCCAGTAAATGGATATGATATTGCTTGTTTCGGTGATACTGTTGTAGTTCCTTTTGCGACAACACACACAAGTGGTTCATTTACATCTCCTATTGTGGCTAGTTTAATCAAATATTATGTTGATGGAATACTTAGTGCTACTTGTACTACAACACCACCATCTTGTGGTGTTAATCTAAACTTAACCGCTGGCGTTCATGACATAACGGTAGTAGACGCAGCTAATTGTTCGGCAACTACTATTGTTACATTATCACAACCAGCAGAACCATTAACTATTGTTGATTTAGATTTTATTTATGTACCAGATGCGGCCTGTTTAGGTTCATGCCCAGGTAACTGTAAACAAGCAATTACAAATATATTTGGTGGAGTTTCTGGATATTCAATTACTTATATTGATAATCTAAGTATCACACATGGTGGTGGTATCGCTTCAAACCCATTCTGTGATAATTTAATGACAAGTATGACTGTTACGGTGACAGACGCTAATGGGTGTCAACAAATAATGACTAAAAATATTTAATAGATATGATATCAGGATTTACTTCTCACAAATTAGATGTAGTTACTACCTATAGTAAAACTAACCCATTCCAAGTTGGAATTAATGGTGTTACTTCTATTGAATATGATCCTTTAACAACAGACATTAAAAGGATAAATTATACAATAGGTGAAATAGATTACACAACATTGTACCAACCAAAAATAAATAATAAGTTAGGTACATCATCACATCCAACAACATTTAGAACTAATTTATCTGGGTATGATTTTGATAGTTATTTTTCTGTAAAAGAAGAAGCTAAAATGGGGGTAGTATTCCCAC